CGTCGAGTATTTGCTGGTCTTATTGCAAACGACTTGGTTTCAGTACAACCAATGTCTATGCCTTCCGGTCTCATCTTCTTCATGGACTTTTCATTCGGAAGTGATAACGCCAGTGGAGCTGCTGACGATAACCGTATGGGTAACGTTTCAGGAAGTTCAATCTTTGGTACAGATAAATTAGCTAAAGGAATCGTAGATGGTGTTAACTTGACTGATTCTCTTGGTGCTGGATTTTCTGGTCCGGGTCGTGATGGTTCAACTGGTTACGCATATGCTTCTCCAAGTGGAAGCAATGTTGCTGCTCTTACTAACGGAACTCACATCAAAGTCCGTTCCTTGTTCAAGCTTGACGGTGCTGTGAGTGAAGCTCGTGCAAAGTATATCAAGTATGATGCTGATCTTTTGGCTTCAACTACTCTTGGTGTGATTGTGATCGATGTTGCTCAGTCAGAATTGGAATCAGTTGCAACGAGCGATGATGCTGACCTCGACAACCTTTCAGCTTTCATTCTCGACGAAGCAGCTCTTCTTGCTTGGGTGAATGGTGCAGCAGGTGTGGGTACAATTACTGCCGTTGCTAACTTTGCACAAGTTCGTCGATTGACTTCACTTGTAGCGGCTGCTGATTCAGCAAATAATGTAGCATCTGTTCGTTTCGTCATCTCAACAGATGAGCCTGCGGAACTAACTGAATCTGATGCTGCCGTAAATGGTCTTGGTGATCTAGCTATTGGTAAATTGTCTTTCCCAATCGTTGATTCAATGTCTGCTAGTGCCTCTCTTGGTTCTGTCGTTGGTGTTAATTATGCTTTGGAAGGTCAAGAAAACATTCCAGAAATCGACATCAAGGTAGATTCAATCGCCATTGTAGCTCAAACTAAAAAGTTGAAAGCTAAATGGACACCAGAATTGGGTCAAGACTTGAACTCTTATCATAACATCGATGCTGAGGTTGAATTGACTTCAATCTTGTCTGAGCAAATCGCTCTAGAAATCGATCGTGAGATCTTGGCTGATCTTGTAAATGGTGGTACTGCCGCTACTTACTACTGGTCACGTTCTCCGGGCTTGTTTGTAAATCGTTTGACTGGTGCTGAGCTTGGTGCAACTTCTGCTGCTCCTGACTTCACTGGAACTGTATCGGAATGGTATGAAACTTTGATCGAAACTGTTAATGACGTTTCTGCTCAAATCTTCAGAAAAACATTGCGTGGTGGTGCTACTCATATCGTTTGTGGTCCTGAGACTGCTAACATCCTTGAGTTCACTTCTGGTTTCCGTGCTAACGTAACTGCTGATGCAGATCGTGGCGACATCGGTGCAAACAAAGTTGGTTCATTGAATCGTAAGTTCGACATCATTGTTGATCCTTACTTTCCACGTAACGTTATCTTGGTATCTCGTATCGGTTCTTCTTTCTTAGAATCTGGTTACGTGTATGCTCCATATGTTCCGTTGCAAATCACTCCGACCATCTTTGGTACTGAGGACTTTGTTCCACGTAAGGGTGTAATGACTCGCTACGCTAAGCAAATGGTTCGTCCAGATATGTACGGTTTAGTTATCATTCGTGGTTTGTTGGGTGAGTCTGGAGCATAATCCAAACTTACACTAGCATGCAAAAAAGAGCTCAGGTCCTTACGGACTTGGGCTTTTCTTGTTTGCGGATACTATTTAATACGAAAAACAAAAGAGCGCCTAGTGCTCTAGATATTTATTTTAAGGAGATTTAAATTATGTCGAAAAATGCAAGATCCGCTTATGTGGCGTCAAAACAAAGAATTGAAGTTGTATCAGCGAACAAGACATTAGAGATCGCAGAAACAGGCGAGACCTACATGATCGATGCTAGTACTGCTGCTAGTAACTTTACACTAACATTACCTGCTGTTCAAGAAGGTGCTTATTTCAACTTCGTATTAGTTGCTGCTTCTGCTGCTGATTCCGAAGTTATGATTGATACAGGCTCAGGAGCTGAAATCCGAGGATTGACCGTAGTTGTAACAGCAGCCGCTTTAGTAACAGCAGTAGCTGATTCTCAAGTAAAATTCCCTGATTCAGCCGCTTTAGGCTCTAGATTATCCTTGGTTTGTGATGGTACGAACTGGATTATATCTGAAGCTGTTTGTAGCGCGGCTTTCGCAACAGGTGTTTTTTAATCTAACTAACTAACAACTCATAAATCAAAAAGAGCTCATGTCCTTATGGACTTGGGCTTTTTTTGTTTAAAAATACTATTTATTATGAATTTAAAGATATATAAACAAACGAGGTAAAGAATGGGCCGTAAAACAAAACGATTGAAGCTAGCTAGAAAGAGAGCTAGACTCTTAGAGGCATTGAATGTCGAAGAAGCCAAAGAGTCGGCAGAGTTGATACAAGAGCAGAGAGAAGCATTAGTAAGCACCTTAGAAGACAAGCAAGCTGTACAGGTTGAAGCTAAACTCGAAGAAGTCAAAGTTGAGCCTAAAGTTGAGACTGCTGTCGAACCTGCTGCTGAGGTAGAATATGGAATTAGCCTTCCTGAAGTTGACGAGTTGCCCGAGAAGGCGACACCTAAGCCAAAGAAAAAGAAAGCTGCTCCAAAGAAAAAGAAGACAACTAAGAAGAAAACTACCTCTAAAAAGTAGTATTTCAAGCTTAGAAGTACCCTCTGGACCTCGACCATCGTCGGGGTTTTCTGTTTTCAGATACTATTTATGAGGACGGAGGATATTATATGGCGTTTCCAGATCTTACACCAGTTTCAACACAATCAGCAATCACGCTCTCACCAGTGGGAGATAGTGCACTAGTGCAAGCTTCCCTAGCTATAGGGTTTTATACATCGGCAGAGTTCGATGATGGGGCTTCAGCACAGGTAGCACTCACATACAAACGACTCGGAGGTGATGTTCTAGATATTGAGATCACCAATGCAATGGTCTATAATGCGTATGAGGAGGCTTGTCTTGAATACTCCTACGTTGTGAATATACACCAAGCAAGGAACGCCTTAGGGAGTGCCCTTGGAGGTCCTACGGGGTCTTTTGACCACAAAGGAACAGTCACAGGAACAGATGATGTTTCTTTGAAGTATCCGAAGTTCCAATTCGACTATGCGTTCAGAGTTGCAGACAAGTTCTCTTCTGAAGCTATCATAGGTGGTACTGAACCTCTGTATTCAGCTTCGGTTGATAGAGTATCGGGACAACAGGACTATGATCTACAGACATTGGTTGAAGACTTAGCCACAGCAGATAGCTCATTAGACTTCGCAGCTATTGGAAACAAAAGAATCAAGGTCAGACAGATATTTTATATTTCCCCTCAACAGATGTGGAGATTCTATGGATACTATGGCGGATTGAATGTCGTTGGTAATATGGGTAACTACGGACAATATGCCGATGACTCAACATTCAATATTGTTCCTGTATGGCAAAACAAATTACAAGCACAGGCTTACGAAGACCATCTTTATACAAGGACTTCGCACTACTCTTATGAGATTGTTAACAACGTATTGAGATTATTCCCAGCACCAACAGGAGTCTCTCCCGAGAAGTTCTGGTTTAGGTTCTCAATCTCAGGTGATAACGATGCTTTCTCAGAAGGCCAGTATGACTCAGGAGTATCTGGTGTTAACAATATGAACACCTTGCCTATGGAGAATATCCCATACGATAAGATCAACTCTATCGGAAAGCAATGGATCAGAAGGTTCGCACTGGCGTTAGCTAAAGAGCAGCTAGGGCAAGTACGAGGTAAGTTTGGTGGTAATGTACCAATTCCGGGAGAGAGTGTCTCCTTGAACGCCACAGATCTCTTGAATCAGGCACAGACAGAACAGCAGGCACTTAGAGAAGATCTCAATAAACAATTAGATGAGATGTTATATTCAAAGCTTGCGGAGACAGATAAGGTTATGGTTGATAATACAGATGCTATTGTATCAAAAACCCCAATGCACATTTTTGTAGGATAAGCAATGAAACTGTTAATGGAAAACTGGAACAAGCATATTCAAGAGGCCACCGAAAAAGATATGAGCCTTATTGAAGACGCCATAGGATTACCTACGGACGCTTTACCATTCGATGATATCTTTAGTGGAAAAAGACGCTTAGCCTTCCAATGGTGGAGTAAGGACATCATAGCATTAGATATCTTTACATGGAGCAAGTTTGGTAAAAAGGTTTTCATAAGTAAAAACAAAACAGAAAAACCCAATGGCCGAATAGAGGTGGACTCTCAAGCTATGATTAGGATGCAGGAAAGTAATCTTAAGTTTGACCCAAAGACGAAGAAATTATATCCACAATTAATGGGCAAAGAATTTGAAATTAGCTTAGAAAAGTTCCTCATCAACATTAAGAAGATGCTAGAGTCATCCGAGTCTATCCTATCTAGACTAGGGAGCATGCAACAAACAAAGCTAGCCAATCTAACTAACAAATATTGCTCTTACTTCTCCGATGAGTTGTATGTAAATCTGTTAAGTGACTTTGATAACGACAGTGCAAAGCTTTTAAGATTCCTCATTAACAAATACGATAGAATGATTTCGCTGGAAGATGTAGACGAAGCCTTAGAGGTGTATGGTAGAATTAGGACAGACTTAATAAGCCCCTCTGCGTCTTGGATGACGGATAAGTATACCTTGATACTCTCCAGAGACCCTATCGACGTATTCAGAATGTCCGACCACAAGGGGCTTGAGAATTGTCATTCTTTACCATCAGTGAAAGGTGGTTTGGACCGATATAACGTCTGCGCGGCTGCTGAGGCTCACGGCAATGGGGCTGTGGCTTATCTAGTTGAAATGGAAGACTTTAAAGATTTCTTTGGATCTCTCGACCCTAATGTCCTAGATGATTTCGAAGGCGAAGAGATATTCTCTGATCCAGACCGTGGCGTGTACGGCGTAACACCTGCTTCTAGAATACGGATTAGAAAAGTTGGTTTAGACTCAGTTGAATACGGTGTGGTAGAGAAGAAAGTTTATGGAGAAAAAGCTTCTGGTCTTAGGGATAAGGTTCATGGGATAATCAAGGGATTGCAGGGAGCAAAGTTCGAAACATTAAAAAGCAAGCAAGATAAGGTGGATCTATCAAAAGGTGAAAGATTCGGAGGTTCATATCAAGACAATATAATCACGGATCTTTTCGCTGAGATGTTATCCGAATTCGGTATTAGCGCTAGCGAACATCTCAGATACAGTAATGATTTAGAAGAAACCCTTCTAACTAAGGGACATGAAGAATGGAAGCTAATTCTAGAGCTACAAAATAAGGAGCACGACCACAAGTCTGACGGTATTAGCTTTAAGGCATTTCTTAGTGGTGGTGAGGCTAGAGTGGACTGTTTGATTTCATCAGAGTTTAGTATTATTAGTGACCGAATAGAAAAATTGATTCTCAAAAATGCGATAGAGAAAGAAAAATTGATGGACTTCTTTAGCACGTATGACGAAGACTATGTATTTTGGGAAGATTTCTCATCAGGAGTCAACTATGATGAGCTTGTTGGGTACAAAGAATCAAGAGAAAGGGACACCGAGGTCGATGCAACATTCGACCCAAAATACGATGAAGTAACGATAAGAGTAGTTGTTGGGTTTGGTTTCAATCACCAGCAGGAAAACATAGCAGATTTTGTAAAGAAATCCAAAGAGCTAGCTTATAACATACAGAATTATGAAGCAGACGATGATCAGATATTGGAAGCTCTAAAGAACGCTGTTGGTGTTGGTGGCGATGGTGAAATATTTGAAATAGACGATGCTATTGACGAATTGAAAGATAACGTATCAATTGGTTATGACCTAACCGCCGAGGATGATACAACAATAAAGTGTGAGCTATCACTAAATTACCAATTTCCAGATCAACTCAGGTCATCAGGCTGGAGTAAAGCTCGATATAATGATGAAGGGAAAATAGAGGATAAGCTAGCCGAAATGGTTAAAATGATATTACTTGCCGCCGATAAAGAAGCCTCTGAAGAATACATTACAGTAACTAAAGTGATGTCTAGAGTTGGCGAAGAGGCAGGTGTAAAAGAAGATGTACATATAGAACTGGAAGTGGATACATCAACTATCTCCAAAAAAGACATAGGCAGGGTGGCTGCTATCCTAAATAAGATACCAGAGCAGGAAGATAAGATATTTCAGTACGCAATTAAGATGTATTCTGTTTTGGATTCTGTGGTGAGCGAATCTCGCAAATACAAACTGAAGATCATAAAAGGATAACGATATGGCTAATGAATGGGAAAGACCAGCGCAACCTCCATCACCTCTGTTTTTAGGTGAGAAAGAGAAGAACCTCGTAAAGCAGATTAACGATGAGATAATAGAGCGTGTCGTCGGACAACAGCTACTATACTTCGCAATCGACACCGAAACAACAAACTTCCACCCTCTGTACGGCGAGGCTATGAATAAGAACTTCTTGCACCCGATTAGAGTATATGCCTTAGTAGAATACCAAGGCGTAGAAACAGAGTTTATGGAAGGCATAGGTATCGATAAGAAGACAGGTATTGTAGTAAAGTTTCACAAGAGAAGATTAACAGAGGATCAGAATCTTTTTGTAAGAGAAGGGGACTTTGTTAGGTACGGAGATATTTACTATGAGATTGTTAAACTGAATGAACCTAAGGCTCTATTCGGACAGATCGACTCAAAATTTGAAGTGATTGCAGATTGTATTAGAGCAAGAGATGGTGTATTCAATGGCGAATAAAGAAATTATATTAGAACCATCAACAATCGAAACCATTGACTTAGCTGTGCATGATCTAATTGATGACGTATTTAATTTACATACGACAACTAATGATGGGTTTAAGAAGGTTCCTGTTTTGTGGATCTCCCCTGAACGCTCTTATCATGTAAAAGAAAAGTCAATCAGAGATTCGGTCGGTAAGCTCAAATTACCCCTTATTACGGTTGAGAGAAGCGGTTTCGAGAAGGATCCAACATTCAAAGGTGGATATCAAGCAACCGATTGGGACGATAAGAATGGCCCTAGGGGATACAAGCGAAACCCAAGAAACATCAGTAGAAGAATCTCTCAGAAATCCTCTAGGAAGTTCGCATCAGCTCAGAGTGGAAAATACAATGGTCAAGAGAACTATCCTATTGAAAATAAAAAGGTTGTATATGAGGATGTCTATCTTCCGATTCCTATTTGGGTCAAAGTTAAATACACCGTAGTTCTGCGAACAGAGTACCAGCAACAAATGAATGATCTTATGACTCCGTTTGTTACAAGGCCCGGACAAATCAATGCACTTCTGTCGCGATGGAATGGTCACAAGTACGAAACATTTATTGAGGGCTCAATGGCTACAAGCAATAATCTTTCGAACCTAGGTGAAGAAGAGAGAAAGTTTGAAACAAAGATAGAGCTCAAAGTTCTTGGATATCTTCTTGGGGACGGAATCAATGAAGACGCTCCGAAGATTGTTGTAAGAGAGAGTATCGTTGAAGTAAAGCTCGTTAGAGAGCGTGTAATTGTCGGTGATACAAAACCTTGGGAGTCGGACGACGATAGTTTTAGAGGTTTTTAAAGACTTTGGCGTTTTATTCAACTATTTAATAGGAAAAATGATTCGTATTTAAGGAGAAGTCTCGATGGCTAAAAAATTTGATTTTCTTTCACCCGGGGTTGAAATCCGCGAGGTTGACCAAAGTTTTATCCCTGCGCAAGTGGATGACGAGGGACCAATTATTATTGGTCGTACAAGAAAAGGACCTGCTAACAAGCCTGTAAAGATTAGAAACTTAGATGATTATGTCTCTGTATTCGGTCTTCCTATTCCCGGTGGATTAGGAGCTCAAGGTGATATGTGGCGTGATGGAAATATGACCGGACCAACGTATGCATCTTATGCTGCACAAGCATGGTTAGCTTCTGAAGAGTCTCCTGTAACAATGGTAAGAATAGCTGGTGAACAACACCCTACAGCAGCCTCTAGCGTGTTTGCTGGATGGAATGTTGGACCTGTTGTTGCAACTCATGGTACAAACGCAACGGCATATGGCCTCTTCTTAATTGCAAATACTGGCGTTGCTGATCTTGGTACTGGATCCTTAGCTGCTGTTATATATGCTACGGAAGGAGCACTTGCTTTAAACGGAATCGGAACACAAGCGACTACTCCCGTGATTGAAGCAGGTACATTCGTAGATAGTTCAGACATCAATTGTACATTCACTTTAGATATCCAAAGTGCTGCAACAGCTAGCATTGAAACTCTTACATTCAACTTTGATAGAAATTCAACTAACTATATCCGTAATGTATTGAATACAAATCCTCAAGCGACAAACACAGATCAAGTAGCAACGGCAGACCGTAAGACATATTGGCTTGGAGAATCCTTTGAACTAGAGGTTGATAGCCTTTTAACCTCAGCAGCTGGAGATGTGCTAGGTATATTACTACCGCTACAATCTGGTGCTCAAGCACTAGACCGTTGGGGATACCATAACGAAAGTGCATCAGAAGCTAGATCAGGTTGGGTTATCTCGCAATTAGCTGCAGGACAATCAGAACTATTTCGCTTCAAGACATTACATGTTGGCGAAGACATTCAAAAAGACTATATGATTGCTATTGAAGACATATCAGAATCAAACAATCCTACGGCCAACCCATTTGGAACATTCACAGTTTCTATTGTTGATCTAAATGGAAATTCTATCGAACGATATACTCGTTGTAATTTGAATCCATCCTCAGAAAACTATGTTGCTAAAAGAATCGGTGACCAATATATCACTTGGGATGAAACAAATCGTCGCTATAGGACATATGGTGACTTCCAGAATCAATCAAACATTATTTATATCGATGTTAAGCCTCTAGTCAGTGGCGGGTCAGCTCAGGGACATTCTCCAGCAGGCTTTCAAGGACCTATTAGGCCAAAAGGATTCACACTCAGCACGAATGTTACCAACATAGCATCTCCTCAGGTATTTGGAGACGACACTACAACATTCCCCGGAGCGATGGTTCTTAGTAATGCACTCATTCCACTTGCAGGTGGAGATGTATCAAATTTCATCACATATCATGCAGCTGATTCAACTTCATCATTCGGATTTCCTTCGATCCCTCTCCGCATCAGTGGAACAGAAGGTGGTGCTCCAGATCCTTATCGTGCATATTGGGGTATTAGACCAAAGATTTCGACCACATCAAACACAAACGACCCAGACTACTGCGATTACCTACGAAGACCAACAGCGAACATTGCCGCTAGCTATGATGCAGGTACGGTTCCAGCAGATTGGGAACGATCATTTGAATTCACCCTTGATGACTTGGTTATCGTAACAGGATCTAACTCAGTCACTTATACATCGGGCTCTGGCGTTGGAGGGACTTCACATTCAGCTCTCACCTCTTTCGGAGAACTTCTAGACTTAAACGTTAGACAGTTTCTAATGCCTTTGTGGGGAGGATCTGAGGGATTCGATATCACACAGAAAGAACCATTGCGACGAGATCTTATTACTGCTGCAGGAACAGATTCCGCTAACTATGTTAACTATTCTCTAAATAAAGCATTAGCGTCCGTATCAGATCCAGAAGTGGTTCCTGCGAACTTAATATTAATGCCGGGAATTCAAAACTCAGGAATCACAAATAACATCCTTCAAATGGCTGCAGCTCGCAAAGATGTTCTTGCTATCATTGATTTAGAAGATGATTATAAACCATCTGCTGAGCGTGAGAGTACTGATAGTGAAACGGGCTCTCTAGGTTCTGTATCAAGCGCTGTTACAACATTGAAAGCAAGAATGTTAAACTCTTCTTACGGTTGTGCATTTTACCCTTGGGTACAGATTTCAGATAATCTCAACTCCAATAAGTTAGTTTGGGTTCCATCTTCTGTAGCAGCCCTAGGAGCACTAGGAAGGTCACAGTCACAGTCAGACGTATGGTTTGCTCCCGCAGGCTTTAATCGAGGCGGATTGGGCTACCTTGGCGGTTCTAGAGGACCTAAAGTAATACAAGCTAGACAACGTCTTGATTCGAAAGAAAGAGACTCGCTATATGATGCTAACATCAATCCAATCGCAACATTCCCTTCTGAGGGCGTTGTGATCTTCGGACAGAAGACGCTTCAAGCAACAGAGTCTGCTCTTGATAGAATCAACGTTCGTCGCTTGCTTATTTACTTGAAATCGAAAGTTAATACGATTTCAGCAAATCTCTTGTTCGATCCTAACCTTCAAGTTACTTGGTCAAGATTTAGAGCTCAAGTTAATCCAATCTTATCAGATGTAAAATCTAGGTTTGGACTCGCAGATTACAAAGTCATTTTAGATGAAAGCACAACAACAGCAGACTTGATTGATAGAAACATCATGTATGCAAAGATATATATCAAACCCGCTCGTGCAATTGAATACATCGTTGTTGATTTCGTGGTTACAAAAACTGGTGCAGATTTTATCTAATCCACTAATTAAGAAAAACAGGAGATTTATATTATGGCTTTTTGGAGCACAGACTTAGGGGCACAAGGAAATAACTTTGGAGACCCTAAAAGAAAATTCAGATTCAAAGTGTACCTTGGTGGTGGCGGTGATGCGGACTTCATTTGGTGGGCCAAAACTGTCGACAAACCGAGTTTTGAGGTTGGTTCTGTTGAACACAAGTTCTTGAATCACACATTTAATTTTCCCGGCTCAGTCACTTGGAAGGAGGTTAATCTTACATTAGTTGACCCATCAGGTGATAAGGATGCAGTTGCTCATCTTTCTAGGATCGCCCGTAATGCAGGGTACGTTGTACCAAGTACTTCTACTTCCTCTCTTATTTCAATATCAAAGAACTCTATGGTAG